CGTGAAGAGGGGCAGGCGTTGTGTCCGGAGCGGTTCACTGCTCAGGACCTGATCGAGATTCGGGACGGGTCCGCTGAGGGTTCGATGTGGTTCCAGGCCCTGTATCAGGGCGTGCCGTCGTTGGATGACGGCAACATCATCAAACGGCCGTTCAACTACTACGAACTTGAGGACGGGATCTATTCGACGACGGATGCGAACGGCGCTGTCGAGTACGTCGAGGAGTACGACTGCTACCGGTTCGCTACGTTGGACGTTGCTGGCACGGACACGAAACGGTCGGACTACACGGTGATGACCGTGTTTGACGTGTCGAAGGAAATGCCTCGCCGGTTGTTCCTTCGGGCGGTGGAGCGTGAACGGATCACGACCGAGCATCACGAGTCGTTGGTGTTGGACTGGTACGACTATTACGGGTTGCAGGCGATCCACATTGAGGACAAGACGTTTGGTACGAACTTGATCCGGCGGCTTGTTGGTGCGCCGGGTGTGGTGGTGCAGAAGTTGAAGGCGGACACAAACAAGGTGATCCGGTCGCTTCCGGTGCAGTACGAGATTCTCAATGGCTTGTTGTGGTTCCCTCGGAAAGCTGACTGGTTGGGCGAGTTTGAGAGGGAACTAACGAAGTTCCCGAAGACAACGCACGACGATCAGGTTGATGCGTTGAGTTACGGCGTGCAGGTGTTCAAGACGTTGCCTGCGTGGGTTGCGCCTAGCCGGGAGCCGGTCACGATGGAGGAGCGGTTGGCTGCGCACCGGGCAGAGCTGGCCGGTAGGCGAGCCACTAAGCGCCGCAACATCCCGGTCATCGGCAGGTGGTGATCTGCTATGATTCTGGGAGCCCCCTAGCATTGGAGTAAACGTGGCTGTTTCGCACGCCTCATGGACGTTGATTGCTGATTATGGTTTGGACTCGCAGTTCTTTCACTGCTCGACGTGCGGCATGCCGCACCGTACCGGCACGGACGAGCCGGTGTTGCGCGGCAACCACATCGACATGGAAGGGTTCTATGACATCTGTGTCGATTGTGCCAGGCACGCCGGTAAGCTCGTGGGGCTTATTGACCCTGAACAGATCGACGCTGCGGTTGCCGAGAACGTCGAGTTGAAAGAAGCGAATGATGGATTGGCCCGTAAGTTGGAAGCGGCCCAGAAGCTTCTCGAAGCGTACGAGACGGCCGAGGATGCAGGACTATGATTGGGGCTGTGTGGGCGCTTGCCTTGACGAATGCTGCCCTCGTTGCGGCGATTGTTGCGATAGTCCGGAATGCTCAGGGTGAGCGTGAGCGGCTGACTGCTGCTGCTCTTCAAGCTAATCATTTGCCTGACGCTGCCCGTAGGGTCGTGAAGTCGCAGGAAGATGAGCGGGTCAAGGCGCATCTGAAGATGCAGAAGGAGTTGATGGAGAACGGCGGGATCTTTCCCGAACCGCCGTCCGTCAAGAAGCCTGAAGGCATTTAGGCTAAGATTGTCGCATGGCTGACACCTCTACGTTTACCTCCACGTACGGAGGCCAGGACGACAACGCCGCCGAGATTAGTTACCTGTATTGGGAAGCTGTTCAGGGTCTGCGGTCAGAGACCCGCGACTACTGGATGAACCACTCGTTCCTTCACGGATACCAGTGGCTGTACTTCTCTGAGAGCGCCGGTACGCTTGACGAGATCCCGTCAGATCCGGAACGTGTTCAGGCCACCGTAAACCGGATGTGGCCGAACACTCGAACGATTATTTCTACGCTGATGCAGCGTGAACTTCAGTTCGAGGTGCCTCCGTCGGCGGCCGACGACTCGCATGTGCGAGGCGCCCGTCTAGCGGAAACGATTGCCCGTACCGTCTGCCACGATCACGACTGGGAGTCGTTGCGGGAGCATATGTACTATGCCGTCATGAAGGGCGGCACCGCTGCGATGTGTGTCGATTGGGATCCGGATCTTGAACCGACCCTGGCAGACGACATGCAAGGGTCTCCTGACATCAAGGGAGACACGTACGAGGAACACCTGAACATCACCCAGTTTGTGGTGGAGCCCGGCGCTCGTTACCCGGAGAAGGCACGGTACTGGATCAAGGCCGTTGCGTTGCCGCCGGAGCAGGTGAAAGAAATGTTTGATCTGGAGGAGCTGCCGCCTGCGGACGCTACCGCCGGTCTTGCCCCGTTCCACCGCAAGTTGATGTCGTTTGATCGTGGCGGCGACGCTGAGCTGACCGACCTTACGGCCGTGTTGACGTACTACGAACGCCCGACGAAAGACAACGAGGACGGGCGGGTATGCGTCGTTGTTGACGACAAGGTCGTGTTTGATGACGTGTGGCCGTTCCCGTTCAAGGACCGCCTGAACCTCGTTATTGTTCGTGAGACCCTGCGAGAGAACCGGTGGACGGGCGACACGGTGCTGACGGCTGCTCGGCCGCTTCAGACGTTGATGAACGTGTCGTGGTCAAGCATCGCTGAGCACATGAAGCTCGCAGGTAACGCCCGTCTGATGGTGCCGTACTCCAGCATCGAGATGATGGATCAGCTCACCGACCTTGCCGGTGAGGTCGTGCCGTACAACGATTCGTTGCCTGTCAAGCCGGACTATTTGACTCCGCCGCAGATGCCTGCCTGGTGGATTCAGCAACCGAACCGGCTGGCGGACGAGATGGACGACATTATGGGCGTCCACGACATTTCTCGAGGATCAGCCCCGGCCAACATCGAGTCTGGGTTTGGTTTGACGATCTTGGCTGAGAAAGACTCGACCCCGATCGGGCGTCTCACGAAAGAAGCTGCCGGTGCGTTCGGCCGTTTGATGTCGATGGTGCTTGCCATCTACGAAGATAAGACGAAGGACTTGAAGCAGTCTCGTCGGGCTACCGTCCGCATCCCGGGCAACGCTCCGATCGACGTGCAGTGGAACGGCAAAGATCTGCGTGGGCAGACCACGGCGATCGTGCCGAAGGAAGCTATTCTGCCTCGGTCTCGTGCAGCGTCGATGGAGTTCGCTAAAGACATGCTTCAGACGTACGGCCCGCAAGAGATCACTCCGGCTACGTTCATTGCGCTCGCTGAACTTCCGAACGGCCGAGATCTGCTGGCGGTCACTTCGCCGGACGTTGACCGTGCTCGCCGTGAGAACGCCCACTTCGGGTTGGGTCGACAGTCGGTGCCGTTTGCGTGGGACAACCACGAGATTCACATTGCGGAGCACAACAAGTTCCGTAAGACGGTCGACTACGAGATGCTGTCCAACGAAGACAAGGACATGATTGCCGAGCATATTCAGGCGCACGCCACGCTGGCGGCTGAAGAGATTGGTGATGCCCGTAACCGCACGAACCTTGACCCGGCGTTGGGTATGGCCCCGACCCCGGCCGAAGGTCCTCGGGTTGAGCCGTTGCCGCCGATGGGCGGTCCGCCGCCCGCACCGATGACGCCGCTAGGCCCGCCTGACACTGCTCCGGGCCCGGTCGGGCTTCCGACCGTAGCGGCTGATGCGTTGGAGGGAATGGGTCAGGCAGGCCCGACCCCGGAGGCTGCTGCGTCGGACATTATGGAGTTGATGCGTCAGCTCGGTGGCTGATCTGATACAATCTTCGATAGCCCCTACCAGTGACCAGGAGTCCTGATGTCAGATGAAGCAACCCCCGAATCTTCTGCGACCCCGCCGTCGCCGGAGGCAGTGAGTGCGGCCGCCGAGGCGGCGGCCGTTCCGAAGGCCCCCGAGCCTCCTGCTCCTGATTCGGAGATCGAAGAGATCCCGGAAGGCGACACGTTTGATCGTGCCTACGTGGAGCGTTTGCGTAACGAGGCAGCTAAGCACCGTACCGCTAAGCAAGACATGCTTCGTCACTTTGACGGGTACAGCGACGCTGAACGCACGAGGTTTCTTGAGCTTGCTGCTAAACTGCAATCATCCCCAGAAGAAGCCCTGGAGGAGTTCCGGGGTGTCACTAACCGCCTTGCTGCCCAGCTTGGCAAGGAGCCTTTCATGAACGAAGCCCCCACCCCTGATCCGATTCCGGTGTCGGAGCCCGAACCGGTTGATGCTGGGTCGGCGTTGACCGCTAGCGACGTTGAACGTCTCGTGACCGAACGTCTCGAAGCTGAGCGTGCTGCTGCGGCGCAGCAAGAAGAGATCAAGTCGACGTTTGCTGAAGCTGAGGCGTTGGACGATTCGTACAAGGACCCGACGGTCAAGTCGTATTTGTTTGCTGTCGCTCAGCACAACGGTACGGATCTTGCTGGCGCTCACGAGATCATTCAGGCGCAGCGGCAGGCTGCCGAGGACGAGGCCGTTGAACGGTACCGGCAGTCGCTGCGTGAGGGCGGCACCCCAGGCCACCCACCTCGCCTCCCCGCAGGCGACCCGGCTACCGCCACCAAGAACCAGGGCCCCCCGAAGACCCTGGAAGAGGCCCGTGCCCGTGCAGAAGAGCGCTTCCGAGCCACGTACGGCAACTAACAGCAGCCCTGCATAGCACGACGAAAGGCCGCCCTACGGGGCGGTCTTTCTGTTTGTGCTACGATAGACGTCATAGGCGCAGCGGCTGGCCCAACGCTCCTAGTGCAGCAGACGGGACTGGATCCTTGAAGCTCCCCAACCCAAACCAAACCTACGCCCTACGAGGGCAGAAAGAGGAAAGACCATCATGGCTCTTGACTTTTCCGCAGCCTCGGCTGCACTCAAGGAAGATTACCAGCCCGCTATTCGTGAACAGCTGAACCAGAACATCATGCTTCTGGCGCAGGTGGAGACGAACACTGCGGACGTTGAAGGTGAAGAGGCGGTCCTGTCGCTTCACACCGGACGTAACTCGGGCGTTGGCGCTCGCGCCGAGTCCGGCACTCTCCCCACCGCTGGTCAGCAGGCTTACACCAAGGCTCGCATCCCGGTGAAGTTCAACTACGGTCGCATTCAGGTGACCGGCCCGATCATCGAAGGCATGAAGTCGGACCGCGGTTCGTTCACCCGTGCCATCGACTCGGAGTCGAAGGGGATCGTTGCCGACCTCAAGCGTGACGTCAACCGTCAGTGCTACACCCCGTCGACCGGCATCATCGGTACCGCTGTTACCGTCGTGACCGGCGCTTCGGGCACCATCGTGTTCGGCACCGAGGCTGAGGCCCGTCGTCTTGAGGTCGGCATGCTTGTCGACATCTACGACGGCGACTACGCTTCGGACGACACCGGCGTTGAGGTTACCGGCGTGAACGTCAGCACCAAGACTGTCACCTTCGACAACCTTGATGCTGCGGTCGACGCTGGCGACTGGATCGTGCGTGCGGGTGTTGTTCCGGTTGCCATCAGCTCAAAGGCTACCGAGGACTCCGCCAACGAGATCCACGGTCTGGAAGACATCATCAACGATGGCTCCAGCACCGCCGGTCACTCGGGCGGCATTGCCAGCCCGTGGCTCCACGGCATCGATGGCAGCTCGACCACGATCTGGTCTTCGTATCAGAACGCCGTCGGCGCTGCTCCGACCGACTCGGTCTTTGAGGAAGCGATGGACGAGGTTTACCTCGACAGCGGTCAAGACGTTGACCTCATCGTCACCTCTCACAAGGCCAGCCGGGCGTTCGCTGCGACGCAGAAGTCGCAGAAGCGTTACATGAACAACCTGGATCTCCAGGGCGGCTTCAAGGCGCTTAGCGTCCAGACCGGCCGTGGCGAGGTTGCGCTCTACCCCGAGCGTGACTGCCTTGACGACGTGGCGTTCCTGCTCAGCACCGAGAACGTCATTCAGTGGGTCATGAGCGACTGGTCGTTCATGGACCGTGACGGTTCGGTGCTCAGCCGTGTGGCGAACACCGATGCCTACGAGGCCACGCTGTACAAGTACCACGAGCTTGGTACCGACAAGCGTAACGCCCACGGCAAGCTGACCGGCCTGACCGTCTGATCCTGATTCGTGGCGGGGGCTTCGGCCCCCGCCCGGGTCCCGACCCCGAAAGGAGGGCCGCATGGCTCTCACAATCACCAAGTCAGCAGCAGGCGTTATGGGCGACAAGCGGTACTTCATCGGTACCGTGGCGTTCGACTCCTCGTACCCCACGGGTGGTGAGGCTATTGCGGTCTCCGACCTTGAAGGGTTCGAGGTCCAGATTGACGCACTAATCATCAACGCTCAGTCGTCGCTCGTGCCGACGAAGGTTGTCTCGTACGACCCGTCGACCAGCAAGCTGGTTATCAACGTCGAAGACGGCACCTCGGGCATCAGCGCTGAAGCGGCTAACGCTTCGGACCAGTCCGGCGTTGTCGACGTGCAGTTCCTCGCTTTCGGCGAGTGATCTGACAGCTACCTGTCACTAAGAAGGCCCGGGCTTCGGCCCGGGCCTTCTGCCGTTGTGGTAGCATGAACGCCATGCCCCTGAAGCCTGTATTTGACCCCCGCCAGCAGATCGCTGACCGTCTCATCCGGCCGTTGCGTGAAGGCAAACCGGAGCTGGGATGGCAGGGTGATCCGTCGCTGGTTCTCGTGTTTGAGCGCATCTCGAACCGGTGGGAGTTGTGGCGGCACGAGCCGCTGCAAGGCGAACCGGATCGTCACATTATGGTCGCTAAGGGCCCGGTGGGGCAGGACTTGAACGAGGATGCGGTCAACTTGTTGATTATGCGGCTGCGGGATGCGGACACGCACCGGGGCGGTAACAGTGCCGAGTCGATCGTTGAGAACGCTATTGCGCACAACGACCGGTTGACGAAGAACGCTAACGCTAAGGCAGCGGACGCCATTGCTGAGCCTTTGGCTAAGTTCTATCACGAGGCAGGCAAGGCTCTAGGCGTTACGCAGACTACGTTCGGGTTCTAGGTGCTAGACTCGTAGCATGGCTACGCAGCTCTCCGAAATCCGCACCGAGATCCTTGAAACGGCCGGGCTGGCGTCCGACGACTCCCGCTTCCCGGACGCTACTATGAACCGCATCGTCAACCGGGCGCTGCGGGCAATCAACGCTGAACGTGATTGGCCGTGGAACCAGCGGCAAACGAACCTAACGACCACCGCTAACGTCCAGTACACCAACTTTCCTACCCAGCTGTCTAAGGTGCTGCGGCTGGAAATCGAAGGCCGTAACTTGCAGCAGGTGACCCCGCAGGAAGGCGGCACCTACTCGCAGTTGACCGGCGAGCCGCACGTTTACTGGGTTGAGCACGACAAGATCCACTGGGGCCCGGTCCCCGACGGTGCGTACACGGTGTACTGCGCCTACCACGGCTACGAAGACGCCCTGTCTGCCGACGGCGACACCCCGAACCTTCCCGACCGGTACATTGACTGGCTTGTTCAGACCGCTCTGGTCCAAATTTCTCAACGTATCCGAGACACCGACCTGTACTCGATGGCTGACCGTGAACGTCGTGCCTGGTCCCGTAAAGCCGCCGACGACGCCCGCAGGTCCGCTGCATCATCAAAGGTGAAGTCACGAGACGATTGGTGGATCTGACATGAAACGCTCCGTGCGCACGTACTCGGAGTGGCGTCAGGGTTCATCGGCTTCGGCCGATCCAGGCAGCTCCGAATACAACAGCGAGAACGCTCAGGTTTACGAGAACGGCAGTCTTGGGCCTCGACCGGGTTGGAAAGCTATTTCTGACTCGGCGGGGACCCGTGTCTTTGACCCGGCAACCGACTCGCTGCTGGGCCTGAGCTGGTATCAAGAAACGGACGCCGCCGAATATCTGGCGGTCGTGTTCGACGATGCCGGTACCGCCAAGTTTGACACGCTGCCGTTAGCGTCCCCGACGTGGGCTGCCGGTCAAACCCTGACCGACCTGGCAACCGGCGCAGACAACCTGTACCCGCCAAACTACGACGACACCGCCAAGGTTCTGACCTCGTTCGACGGGTCGATCCTGTCCGCCCTCGGCCCTCATCTGCTGTTCGCCACGGCCAGCTCGATCGGCACCGTCGCAGCGATCACTACCGCCGACGGTGACGCCCGATCGGTGACCGTCAACCGAGAACGAGCCTACTACTGGGGCATCAACGCCCGCCCCGGACGTATCTACTACTCCAACGCCGCCGACTTCTCGACGGTAGAAGCAACGTCGTCGTTTGACACGAACGCCGACGTTGACTCCTATGCCGGTGCTCCGACGGGTGCGTGGTCCGTAAAGAACGCTCTGCTGATCGCCTGCAAAGACAACCGGTGGCTTGTCCTGACCGGCGCCTCGCCCGATACCGGCTCGCTCAAAGAGCTAGGGCAAGACGTTGCCCCTATCCACGGCACCGCTACGATCGTAGACAACCAGCTGTGGTTCCTGTCCCCGACGGGCCACGGTCTCGTGGTCGCCACCCCAAGCTTTGTTGAGTCAGAAACGCTGCGGCATATGTCGCCGTTGGCGTACCCGGGATCGAGTCTTGCCCGCCCGAACAACTCGTTCATGCCGCAGTCGGCGGTGGGTGACGACATCAACGGCAACCTGATGCTGCCGGGCCGGTTGACTGGAGATAACGACGAGATCGTTGCGGTCGAGCGAGTCAACGAAGTGTTCAACCTGTCTCGCTGGGACACCGACACTGCCCCGCAAGACATCGTGTTCTCGGGCGGGCGACCCAACGAAATGTACGCTGCTGCGGACCTTGGCACGTCGTGGGCGTTCTACAGCCGAGATCACACCCTGAACCGTCCAGCTAACTCCGGCGACAGCAAGTCGGTGTCGTTGGCAAACGAAGCCAACACTGCTTCCGGCACGGACGTGGTCGTTGATCTCGGTGAGGTGTCTGCCCCGGGCGGCAAAATCGTTCGACCGATCAAGGTCGTGCTCGACATCGACTACTGGAAGGGCGGCAACTACTCTGCACCGGAGTTGGCTGTAGACGCAACGGTGCTTGGCACGGAATCCACCACCCCGGAGGATTCGATTGTTCAGCAAACGGTCACGACGACCGGTTGGGCTGACACGTCCGGCGACTCCCCGTACAAACGTCGAGTTCCCGTGGCGTTGCCAAACACACAGTTCGGCACCAAGTTCCGGATCCGGCTCACGTACGACAACATTGCCCTAGACAGTGTGCAGGTGTACTACGACGAGCAGGATGACCCCAGATGAGCGGGCGCACATTCACGTATCAGGGCAACTACGACGACTTCGTCCGCTACCTGCTTCCTGACGTTGAAATGTCAGATCGGCGTAAGTCGGTCGGCATTGGCGACAGCATGCTTCGTGAGGTCGAAGAGTTCTTGAACCGGTTCGTGGTGACCGCCGTCAACGACGCTGGTGACATCATCTTTGACGCCGCAGGTTCGTACACGTTCCAGGGCGACGTGATTATCGGTGGCGAGCTTCAGTCCAGCAACTGGGTTGATGACACGGTCGGGTGGCAGTTGCGGTCCGACGGCACGTTCGAGTTCAACAGTTCCGGCGATGTCCGGGGCGATTTGGGCGTGCACGGCGACATGACGATGTTTACCGGCGGCGCTATGAAGACGAACGCTTCTGGTTTGCGTGCGGAGATTTCGGAAGCTACGACCTCGACGTCGATCGTTGGTGGTTCTGCGGACTTTGCCGGTGTTGACTTGTTTACGGGTGACGCTGGGGAGCTAGAGCCCGGCTTGTTGGGCGTGTCGAACAGTGCTGCCGGGTACTCTACGGTGGTGCTTGCTGGTGCTGATCTGGCTGGCGCTGCTCAGCGGTCTTACGTGTACTTTAGTTCTACTACTGCTGGTAATACTGAGACTCGGTTGAGCGATCCGTCCCGGACGTATTTGACGGCCGGTAGTTCTTCGGTTGACATCAACCAGACCGGCATAAACGTCAATGTTGCTGACGGAGATTTGGACCTCGCTGTAAAGAACCTTCCTTCCGGCAGTTATCAGGACAAGATCAACTTGGCGGAGGATCTGTTCAAGGTCACGTTGAGCAATGCTGAGCGGATGCGGTTGGACACTACTGGGCTTGGTATCGGCACGAACGCTCCCGCTGTTCCTTTGCATGTTGCTAGTTCCGACCCGGAAATGCTTCGGCTGCAACTAAACGACACGTCGGTTGCTGGCGGCTACATCGGGTTCCATCACAACAGCGGACGCATCGGGTACATCGGGTTTCCCGACAACGATGATCTTCACATCAAGAATGAAGACTCGGATGGCCTGATCTACTTCAGCACGAACAACACGACTCGGATGGCGATCGAAGCTGGCGGTCAGGTCGGTATCGGCACGTCCACACCGAGCTCCCAGCTGCACGTCAACGCAGGCACCGTGAACAACGTAGCTTCGTTTGAGTCGACCGATGCCGGTGCGATCATCAGCGTCATGGACAACTCAACGACGGGCAGCGCCTACGTCGGCATCCGTGCCGACGGCAACGATCTTAGTCTTCGTGCGGGTAACTCTAACCGAGTAAGGATTGTCTCTAGCGGTCAAACAAGATTCACCGATGGCAGCATCTCAGATCTTGGAACTTCGTTCGCCAGCGACACCGACACGGGCACGTATCTACACTCCACAAATATGTTCGGCGTGGCTGCTGGAGGAAACCCAACGATCGTCGGCACCTCGACTGGCGTGGCAATCAACAACTCGACAGCCTCAACTTCGGGCACCCGATGCAACCTCGTTAGCGCTTCGGTCGGCGGCGTCTCCATGCTCGCCCTTCGGAAGCACACGTCGCTGCGCCAGCACAAGTCAGACATCGTGGATTTCAATCTGACCGACGAGCAGTTCATGGCGATCCAGCCTCGGTCGTTTATCTGGAACGGCCAATACATCGGACCGAACGGCGAGTTCGGAACGACGACCGGCGACGACGTCGACAACATCATTCCAGAAGGATCGCACCTCATGCGCCGTAGCGGGTTCATCGTGGAAGAACTTGCCGAGGTTGACCTGCATCTCGTCGGAGACGACGCCGTCGACTTTGATGGGGTCACTGCGGCCCTCGTAGCGCAAGTACAAAAGCTACAGCGCCGCATTGACAGTCTTGAGTCAGCTCATACGTGATAAGCTGTGCGCATGAATGAATCAGCCCCCTTGACCTTTACCGACGAACAACTAGTCGCCGCTCTTCGAGTGGGCCCAGAGTCACTTATGGCTCAGGTTTCGATTATCGCAATGCAAATGGAGCTGGCGCAGCGTCGAGCTGCCGACAACAACGAGGAAGACTGACCAATGGCCCAGATGGCGACCCGAGGTGACCTCGCCTCAGCACTGTTCAACGCACTCGGCATCGAACCCACATCCAGTGGGCGCTTTGGCGATGCCGGAGAGCTAGACGCCGC